CTCAGACAGAGATGTAAAATTTACTACTGTAGTAATGCCCGTCTCTTGTTGGTAATACAGAAATCCAACCTCCCACCCTATAACTAATTTGGAATAATGAGTTTAAAAGTTTTAGTTTTAAAATCTAAAGAGGATGTACTCGCTGAAGTCGCAGAGATACTTGTGGATGATCAGATAGTAGGGTATAATTTAAAAAATCCTCGTGCTCTTACATTATCACAAGTTAGAACTATTAATGAAGAAGTAGATCCAACAAGAGTCGGTGTTAACTTTACTAAATGGCAAATATATTCTGATGATACCGAATTTCAGATACCAGCTGATTGGGTAGTTACCATTTGTGAACCTTTAGAATCACTTAGAAAATCTTATGAAGGTAAGTTAAATGCCACAGAACATACAAGTATTAATCTTAACGAATAAAACGGTTCTTATAGCCGAAGTTACAGAAGTGATGGCCGAGATAGGTGATCCAGATTGTAAATTAAGTAATACTCATCAAATATTAGATAATGTTACAGAATTAGAAGATCGTATAGTACCTTGGTTAGATGTCACCAATCAATCTGATATAATAATGAGGTCATCCGATATTCTTACTGTCGTAGAACCCAAACCTGAAATCTTAGCACACTACATTACATTACTTGATTGATGAGATTCTACACGAACGTCCAAATGGTCGGGGATCAGATTCTTCTTAGGGGATATGAGAACGGTAAACGTTTTTCTAACCGAGAAGTCTTTAACCCGACTCTTTTTGTGCCTACTAAAAAGAAGTCAAAATATAAAACACTGGAGGGTGAAACTGTAGAACCTATCCAGCCTGGCACTATTCGTGAAACTAGAGATTTTATCAAGAAGTATAATGGTGTAGAAGGATTTAATATTTACGGATTTGAACGGTTCATCTATCAATATATTTCTGATAACTATCCTGTTAATCAGATTGAATTTGATATGAGTAAGATCAATCTCGTAACGATTGATATTGAAACCAGAGCTGAAAATGGATTTCCTGATGTTGAGACAGCTTCAGAAGAAGTTCTGTTGATTACTATTCAGGATTTTAACACCAAAGATATTATTACATGGGGTACAGGCCCATTTAATAATAAACAGGATAATGTAGATTATCGTCAATGCAGAGATGAAAATCAATTACTCAATTCATTCATACAATGGTGGATCGAAAATACTCCTGATGTTGTTACTGGTTGGAACTGTGAGTTCTTTGATTTACCATATCTTGCAACACGTATCAGTCGTATACTTGGCAACAAGTTAATGAAGAGACTTTCTCCTTGGGGTCTTGTGACTCAACAGGAGATCTTTGTTATGGGGAGAAAGAACTTTTGTGTTGATATTGGTGGTGTATCTATATTGGACTATATGCGTTTGTATAGATGGTCGCCTGGTACTCCAAACCAAGAGAGTTTTAGATTAGATTATATAGCTCAACAAGAACTTGGTCAGAAGAAGTTAGACCACTCTGAGTTTGATACATTTAAGGATTTCTATACAAAAGGTTGGCAAAAGTTTGTAGAGTATAATATAATTGACGTTGAACTTGTTGATCGTTTTGAGGACAAGTTAAAATTAATAGAACTTGCTCTTACTATGGCCTATGATGCCAAAGTAAACTATCAAGATATATTTTTCCAAGTTAGACTTTGGGATTGTATCATTTATAATTATCTTAAAAAAAGAAACATTGTTATTCCTCCAAAAGAAAGGTCAGACAAAGATGAAAAATACGCAGGAGCCTATGTCAAGGAACCAACGCCGGGACGCTATGACTGGGTTGTTAATTTTGACCTCAATAGCTTGTATCCTCATCTTATTATGCAGTACAATATCTCGCCAGAGACCCTCTGGGAGACTCGACATCCCAGTGCGAGCGTTGAGAGGCTCTTAAATCAAGAGATAGAAATAAATCCAGAGTTTGCAACATGTGCTAATGGGGCACAGTATAGGAAAGATGTACGTGGGTTTTTGCCTGAGTTAATGCAGAAATATTATGATGAACGTGTGATCTTTAAAAAGAAGATGATTGAGGCGAAGAAACAATATGAGAAGACCCCCAGTAAGTCATTGGAAAAGGAAATTGCAAGATGTAACAATATCCAAATGTCGAAGAAGATCTCTCTTAATTCTGCTTATGGTGCTATCGGCAATCAGTACTTCAGGTATTATAAATTAGCGAACGCAGAAGCGATTACTCTATCAGGTCAGGTTAGTATCCGATGGATAGAGAATAAGGTGAACCAGTACCTTAATAAAATTTTGTCCACTAAGGATACGGATTATGTTATTGCATCTGATACTGATAGCATTTATCTTGATCTAGGCCCTCTGGTTCGGCAAGTTTATGGTGACAAGATACCTGATAAAGGAAAGGTCGTTGACTTTCTCGATAAGGCTTGCGAAGATCAGGTTGAGGTATTCATTGAGAAAAGTTATAAGGAACTTGCGGAGTATGTAAATGCTTATGATCAGAAGATGTTCATGAAGAGAGAGAACATTGCTGATCGTGGAATATGGACTGCAAAGAAGAGATACATATTGAACGTATGGGATAGTGAGGGTGTCAGATATGCTGATCCCAAACTTAAGATAATGGGTATTGAAGCTGTTAAGTCATCAACTCCTGCTCCTTGTCGTCAGGCTATTAAGGATGCCCTTAAAGTTATGATGAAGGGTACGGAAGATCAGATGATAGATTTCATTGAAAATTTTCGTAAACAGTTTAAAGAACTTCCTCCAGAAGATATATCCTTTCCACGTTCTGTGAGTGAAGTTACAAAGTACAAGAGTAATAAAGCCATCTACGAAAAGGGTACACCAATTCATTGTCGTGGATCTTTATTATTCAATCACCATGTAAAGAGACTTGGCCTTGAAGGTAAGTATTCTTTAATTAAAAATGGTGAGAAGATTAAGTTCTGTTATTTACGTAATCCCAATCCCATCCATGAGAATGTAATGTCTTTCATTCAGGAGTTTCCCAGAGAACTTGGTATCGAAAAGTATGTTGATTATGACTTACAATTTGACAAAAGTTTTCTAGACCCTTTACGAATTATATTAGATGTGATAGGATGGCAAGTGGAGAGGACTGCAAATCTAGAATCTTTTTTTAGTTGATATGAAAGATCAAAACTCAATTCATGATGAAGAAACTAAAGACCAGAAATGGAATCGTGGACTTGATATCTTCTATGAATCTGTCCATAAACCAGATCATGCATTGAGAGCATGTGCTCATAATCAGAAATGTTATTATGAGTTAATGGAAGTTAAAGATGTTGTTGTGGAGTACCTTAAAACACTAAGGAGATGAAACCAATCAAATGGTCTGCACAAATATTACTACCAAGTAATAGATTGCAAAAGGTTGAGTTTATGTGTGCATCTAATTTAAGAGAAGATGCAGAGATACGTTGTAAATCTATGTTTGGTGTTACTGATGTTCGTCAATTAAAAAGAGAATGGAATTGAATGAAGGTGACATAGTTACCGAAATACTACAACTTGGTAGCCTTATCGGTACATGTGAAGAAACCAGTACTCTAAATTCTATAGGTAGATCTTCTAAGAAGATTGTGATAGAATATGATGTAAAACAAAAGGAGCAAGATGGACTTACCAATTAATGATGAAGAACTATCAAGATTAGTTTGGTGGACTAGCCACATGCATGGTGAGGACGAACTACATAAAAAGTTGAAGTTGGTTAAAGAAGTCAGGGATATGAATCCTGGCGGCCCTTATAAAAAAATACTTCGTGAAGATCACGGGATGGTTATTTAATGGATTTTCTTAAAGAAATAGTAAAAGAAATAGGTGATGAATACACCCAACTCGCCAAAGACATCGAAGAAGACGAAAGATTCATCGACACAGGTTCGTACATCTTTAACGGATTGGTTAGTGGTTCCATTTATGGCGGCGTATCTAGTAATAAGATTACTGCCATCGCTGGCGAGTCTAGTACTGGTAAAACTTATTTTGCCCTTGCTGTCGTCAAAAACTTTTTGGATACTAATCCTGATGGTTATTGTCTCTATTTTGACACTGAGGCCGCAGTTAATAGAGGGTTACTTGAGTCTCGTGGGATTGACCTAAAGAGATTGGTTGTTGTAAACGTAGTAACCATTGAAGAGTTCAGACAGAAGGCACTTAAGGCAGTTGATATATATTTAAAGAAGGCTCAAGAAGAACGCAAACCTTGTATGTTTGTGTTAGACTCTCTTGGTATGCTTTCTACAGAGAAGGAAATAAATGATGCACTGAACGATAAACAGGTTAGGGATATGACCAAATCCCAACTGGTAAAAGGTGCATTTAGGATGTTAACTCTGAAACTTGGTCAAGCAAACATTCCATTAATAGTTACAAATCATACATACGATGTTATCGGCTCTTACATCCCTACTAAAGAAATGGGAGGAGGCAGTGGCCTCAAGTACGCCGCGTCTACGATCATTTATCTCAGCAAAAAAAAGGAAAAGGATCAGAGCGAGGTTGTTGGACACATTATCACGGCTAAGACGGTTAAATCGAGATTGAGTCGTGAAGCACGATCAGTCGGAGTTAGGCTCTATTTTGATGAACGAGGCTTGGATAAATTCTATGGGCTCCTTGAGCTCGGAGAACGCCATGGAGTCTTCAAAAAAGTGGGCACACGTTACCAATTCGGCGAGAAAAAAGTATATGCAAAAACTGTTCTTGAGAATCCTCAAGACTATTTTACCGAAGAAATTATGGAGCAATTAGATGCCGCAGCGAGAAAAGAATTCTCCTATGGTTCAGGTGATTCCAAAGATCCTGAGGCCAGAGAATTGTCAACAGTTGATTAGTACTTTTGAGGATTGTGTTGGTTCGGGATACTCTGAAAGAATTGATAATAACGGTACTCCTAGATTTACTCAGGTAAATCTTAATCAAGTTTATATGGATGTTGTTCCATTTCTTGTACAGAGAGTAAAGGTAGCAATTGATATTTACAAAGATGCTGTTGGTTCAAGAGCTGATTATCTTCCTAAACCAAAACAGATGGAAGAGTTTCGTGTTAAACGATATGAGCCAGAAACTAACGATAGATTTGATGAACATATAGATGCAGCTGATTATCCTTCTGCTAGAAGATATTTGGCATTTTTATTTTATCTTAATGATGTTCGGAAAGGAGGACAGACAGAATTCCGTTTTCATGGTAGAATGATTAGACCTGAGGCTGGATCGGTTCTTGTCTTTCCACCTACATGGGAATATCCACATACAGGTCTACCACCCATTAATGGGCCAAAATACATAATGAGTACATATTTACACTATGGACAGAATTGAGACAACGATTATTCGTAACTTGATTCATGATCAGGATTATCTACGTAAGATTGTTCCTTTTATAGAACCAGATTATTTTGATAGTCACAAAGATCGTGTAGTATTTGAAGAGATTGCAGAGTTTATTGTTAAGTATGATAAACCTGCAACTCAGGAAATTCTTGGCATTGAATTAGAAAGTAGAACTGATGTTACGGATGATGAATATAAGGAAATAAATGAATTTGTTGGTGGGTTAGAAGAGGTTCCTACTAATAAAGAATGGTTAATGGATGCCACAGAAAAGTGGTGTAGAGATCGTGCTATATACTTAGCGTTGATGAAGTCCATCAAGATTGCAGATGGACAAGACGACAAGAAAGACCGAGATGCTATTCCATCTATTCTTTCTGAAGCACTTGCAGTCTCATTTGATAATCACATAGGGCATGACTACTTACAAGACTATGAAGAAAGGTTTGAATCGTACCACAGGAAAGAAAATCGTATACCGTTTGATCTTGAGTATCTTAATAAGATTACGAAAGGTGGCCTCCCTAATAAAACTCTTAATATCGCTCTTGCTGGTACGGGTGTCGGAAAAAGTTTATTCATGTGCCACATGGCTAGCTCCGTCTTGTTGCAAGGACGGAACGTTTTATACGTTACAATGGAAATGGCAGAAGAACGCATTGCTGAACGAATTGATGCCAACCTCCTTAATGTCAATATTCAGGAACTTACGGATCTTCCGAAGATGATGTATGAATCTAAGATTAATACTCTTAGTAAGAAAACACAAGGTACATTAATTGTTAAAGAATATCCTACAGCATCAGCACATTGCGGCCATTTCAAGGCATTAATACAAGAACTTGCACTTAAGAAATCATTTAAACCTGATATAATATTCATAGATTACTTGAATATATGTGCTTCATCAAGATATAAGGCGAACGGTAATGTCAACTCCTACTCATACATCAAAGCAATCGCAGAAGAATTACGGGGTCTCGCAGTTGAGGCGAACCTTCCGATTGTATCTGCCACTCAAACTACTCGTAGCGGGTTTGCTAGTTCTGATGTTGACCTTACTGACACCTCTGAATCTTTTGGACTCCCTGCTACTGCTGATCTTATGTTTGCCCTTATTTCTACAGAAGAGTTGGAAGGTTTAAATCAGATCATGATTAAACAATTGAAGAATAGATATAATGATCCTACAATGAACAAGAGATTTGTTGTTGGTATTGACCGTGCAAAGATGAGATTATATGATGTAGAACAGAGTGCTCAGGAAGATATAATTGACAATGGCCAAGAGGAAGAGACAACATTTAAGAATAAATTTTCTGAGTTGAAATTTTAATGGAAATTCTTGAGTTAAAAAATTCAGAACCTAATAATCCTTTTGCTCCTAAACAGGACACAATTTTTTTATGTGAAGATCAATTAGATATTGATACTGATAGTTTAAAAAAAATTATTCTGGTAAAGGAAAAGGAACTGAAAGAGAAGTATCCTCATACAGAGGATGGATTTACAGGTCTTGGAGATAGTTTAACCTCAAGATTTCAACATTTTAATTTGTTGGACTGGTCTGAGACATCCTATCTGAAATCAGTAATTAAGAAAACTCATGATTTATTTTTAGAAACTTTGGGTTATCCTAATGATAGAGAAATATATTGTGCGTCATGGGCTAATGTGATGAGAAAAGGCCAGAGAATTTCTGCTCATTCTCATGCTGTTAATAATAATTCATATCTTGGTGGCCATATTTGTATTAATACAAAAGATACTCACACATATTATATTGATCCCTATTATAAGAATGTTTATAATTCTATTAACAATAATGGTAAGATAACATTATTTCCCAATTGGATTGAACATGGTACTAATGAAGTAATGGCCGATATCGAAAGAGTCACAATTGCATTTGACATGATAGATGAAATTGGATATAATAGAGTATACAAAGATGAAACATTTCGTTGGACTAAACTATGAAAGGTAATGTTGACTTGCATAAGTACCTTCTATTCGTGGATGGTGTCACATCCGATTCCAGTAAGGATTTTAAATTTTTTATTGAGAGTCTTCATAATCTTGACAGAGAGGGTTCCAATATTAATCGTCTTACCACTGCTGCTGTTGGGATTAGTGCTGAAGGTGGTGAGTTTATGGAAATCGTT